AACCCAGACATCATACTCGGATCCGTTTCCATCACGGCCACCGCGTCTGCAGTAGCATCCACCACCAATCCCAGCGTATCTGTCAGTACAGACCAAAGAATTCTCGTCTCAATGGCGCGTTTCCGATATCCGGTCACGCCAAGTATTATCCCGGATCCCGCCACTGCAATAGCATCGACAATAGACCCGGATGTAATACAGACATCCATCACGTATGAACCATCATCCGCAACAGCGGTAACAAGCAGCACGGATCCAACCACCGTCCAGGAAAACATCACATACGAGCCGGATGCATCGACCGCGGTCGCCAGCACAACTGACCCAACCATACCGTTACAAGACCTGATCGTATCTCCTGATCCGGCATCCACAGTTGCCTCGACAACCAATCCAGCTGTTGTTTATGGCTCCATCACATACGAGCCAGCAGAAGCCATATCTGTAAGCTCGACAAGCGACCCAACCGTGATACTGGAAGATATCACTGTCACGGCAACCGCATCCACGATAGCGTCCACAACTGATCCGGTAATAGTAAACAATGTGACAGTCACTGCAACCGCAAACACAGTGGCCAGCTCTACTAACCCGGTAGTGGACAACAACATAGTATACGAGCCCAGTGCCGTGAACGCGGTGGCATCCACCGCCAATCCCGATGTTGTGCTCGGCAGCGTGACAGTATCAGCAACATCTTACACGGTAGCGTGTACAACTGACCCATCGGTACTAACTGGGGACATCATTGCAACCCCAGATCCTGCATCCACAATTGCTTCCACGACCAACCCGGATGTAGTCCAAAGCTCAACAACCGCAACACCAGACCCGGCAACATCAATTGCGCAAACAACAAACCCGGATGTGGTACTCGAAAGCATCACATTAACGGACACAGCCAGCGCAGTCACCTCCACAACAAACCCGTCAGTTGTAAATGACACGACTTATGAACCGGATCCAGCGACATCAGTAGCCAGCACAACCGATCCGAGCGTAATAAACAATGTAACTTATGAAGTCTCACCATCGAGCGCGATAGCCGCAACAACAAATCCTGATACCATTCAGGAAAGCATAAGTTACGAACCACAGGCCTGCAGCTCTGTAGCATCAAGTACAGCCCCCATAGTTATACTGGAAAGCCTGCAAATTTCGCCATCTCCAGCTTCTGCTATCGGAAGCACGACAGACCCAACGGTAGCACTTGGCGATGTAATTGTTACAGCAGACCCAGCTTCCGCTATCGCAACCGGGACAGATCCATACGTAGCACTCGCATCCGTAACAGTCGAACCGGATCCGGCAACTGCGATAACATCGAGCACAGCTCCAAGTGTGATACTTGGATCAATAACGTACGAACCAGCACCGGTCTCGTCGGTATCATCAACAACCAACCCAACCGCCGTTATGGGGGATATCACGGTGGCTCCAACAGCCGCCACAGTCATAACAACGTCGACGGGGCCGGTGACTGTTCTTGAGAGCATCGTATACGCTCCAAGCGCTTCCACGGCAATCGCTCAAACAACCAACCCAGATATCGTCCTGGGGAGCATAACATACGAACCGTCAGCCGCTTCCGGCATCGGAAGCACAACAGATCCTGTTGTAATAAACAATGCTACTTATAGTCCGCAAGCTGCAAGCTCCATCGCCCAGACCACAGACCCATCCGTGGTACTCGAGAGCCTGCAAATAGCACCACAGCTGGCATTCGCGCGCGCTTCCGCTGCAGCACCGACAGTTGTAATACTGCTGACGATCATCGGGGAGAGCGATGTCTCCATTGGATCATGGACAGACGAACTTGATGGGACAACCAATATTTACCAGAGTATCGATGAGCTCCCACCTGGTGCAAACGATGACGACTATATAAAGAGCGACGAAGACCCGTCGAGTGATATATATGTCATGATGATGGAAGACGCCCGCCGCAGACCCAAACACAGACGAATATCACATTGTCGAGTACAGATACAAGAGCGGAGGATCAGGGACAATAAACCTTACAGTAAGGCTCAAGCAAGGCACAACAACAATAGCCTCGTGGCAGCACAATAGCATTGGGCCATCATGGGTTGATGCTTACCAGACTTTAACTTCACAAGAGGCAAACAGCATCACAGACTACACAGATCTCAGAATTGAGTTCGAGGCGGCGGTGCCATAATGGCTCAATACGGACGTCCCTCATCAGATATAAGCGTTGGCGGTTCAACCGGCTGGTACGAAAGCGCCGGGGGAACACAAACCAATATCTACACCGCCATCGACGAAGCAACCCGAGCAGATGGCGACTATATCTACTCATCAGCTAACCAGTTATCTACCTGCGAGATCGCGCTCTCGTCGGTAACCGACCCAGAGAGCTCAACAGGTCATATCGTACGCTACACATACTTACGTACGATAACGAACAAGAATTACACCCTGCGCGTCCGCCTGATGCAGGGAACAACAGAAATTGCATACTGGGATCATGTAAACCCTTCAACATCCTTTACCCAGGCTGCTCAAACATTAACATCAAACCAGGCTGACGCAATCACAAATTATGGAGACCTGAGACTTCAGTTCAATGTCACCGTAGCCGGCGGTGGCGGCGGCATAATGCAAGTATCATGGGCAGAATTGGAAGTGCCGGATGCAACTGGTGGCCCTGTAACGGTAGAGCCATCTCCGGCAACAGTCATAGCCTCACGTACAAACCCAACAGTCGTACTAGGATCAATATCTTATACACCATCAGCCGCCAGCACGATAGCATCTACAACAAATCCTGTTCCCATTTTGGGAACAATAACCTATACACCACAGCTATCCTATTCACTGGCATCATCCACAAACCCGGAAATTGTCCTGGGATCAGTATCCGTAACAGCAATTTCCTATGCAGTAGCAAGCGTCATAGTACCAGATGTAGTACTAGGCTCCATAACCATCACACCGGCAATATCCAGCGCCATCGCATCAACCACGGATCCAGATGTATCGATACCATCCGGAGTGGAATATGAGCCCTCGCCAGCGACAACCATCGCTTCGTCAATAAACCCAGAGACGATCCAGGGTTCATTATCCATCACAGACATAGCGTCTTCTGTATCATCTTCGACTGATCCAGATGTTGTCCTTGGCTCAATAGTTATTGAGCCAATATCCACAGTTATAGCATCATCTTCGAACCCGGAAATCGTCCTTGGGTCTATAACATACACACCACAGATCTTGACTTCTGTGGCGTCTGGTACAGACCCTAATGTAGATACCGGGGATTTAATAGTAAGCCCATCTCCGGCAAATGCCATTGCAAGCTCAACCAATCCAGACGTGACGCTAGGATCGTTGTCGATAGAGCCAACTTCCGCCAGCTCGGTAGCATCGACAACAGATCCAAGCGTTGCAACAGGAGGTGGAATACGGGCTTTTGTGTCAATGGCGCGCATACGCCTGCCACTATCTTCAAACGTACTTCCGCAACCGGCTACCACGATTGCTTCAACTACAGATCCAACAATAGTGCTTGGATCCGTAACGGTTGAACCAACACTATCATACACAATAGCGAGTACAACCAGTCCCGATATTGTACTCGGATCGATAACATACACACCGCAATTATCAAGCGCTGTAGCATCCACAACAGACCCGACCACCGTGATAGGGTCAATAGTATACGAGCCATCACCAGCGACCTCGGTTGCATCCTCGGTTGACCCAGATACTATCTATGGATCTATCTCCATCACGGCAACAGCATCATCGGTTGCGTCAACAACCAACCCAAGTGTTCTTGTAGGATCGATAGCTGTAGAACCGAACCCTGCAACATCCATTGCGTCAACAACAGGCCCAGATGTCATACAGAGCTCAATTACGTACGAGCCAAACAGCGGATATGCAGTAGCCTCTACAACAGATCCCAGCGTGATATACGGATCGCTGACGATAGAAGTCTCACCGTCGAATGCGTTAGCATCAACAACCGATCCGACTGTTGCCGTGAGCGATGCATATATCACTCCCGATCCGGCAACCGCAGTTGCAAAGACAACAGACCCAAGCGTAGAAATTGGCGCCGTCCTTGTATCACCGACACCGTCATCCGCCATCGCAAGCACAACGGCCCCTGATATAGTACAGACATCTGTAACGGTTGAACCACAGCCATCCACATCGGTAGCCAGCGCCACCGACCCAGATGTTATATGTAGCACACTAATCCTACAGCCAAGCCCAGCAACTGCAGTTTCCGATACCGGAAGCCCGACCGTGGTACTTGGATCCATCACCATCACGGCAACATCCAGCGCGATAGCATCGGCCACGGGCCCACAGGTCTTAATTGGATCAGTAGCCATAGAGCCATCCGCCGCAAGCGCAGTGACATCAGCAGTGGATCCAGAGACCGTCCAGGGATCAATAGTAATAGAGGACACAGCCTCGGTTGTCGCCAGCACGACTGACCCACAGATCATATACGGATCGGCCACAATCGAGCCAGCCGCCGCCACCGCAATAGCCAGCACAGAAATAGGTAATGTCCAATCATCGATATTTATACTGCCCGCTACAGCAGTTGCAAGAACAAAGAACCCAAGAGTACCAGTAGACGAGATAGTCTACATAACCCTGCACATAACAAAGGACATAGAGTATGACCTGAGTATATGCAAGGACATCGAAGGCGATCTGCATATTACAAAAGACATCCAAATGTCGCTCTCAATAGACACATATAGAGAGTTTGAGATGACAATTACAAAAGATATAGACTTTGAGGTAGAAAGATGACAGAAGAACTACACATAGGTGACGATGGTACGATCCTGGTATTCACTATACTCGAGGACAATGTGCCCGCACCAATATCAGACGCAACAACGAAAACGATAAAATTCGAAAAGCCAGACGGAACCACATTCAGCAAGACTGCAGACTTTCTCACGGATGGAAGCGACGGAAAATTGAAATACGTGACAGCAGAAGCAGACTTTGACACAGCCGGTGTATGGAGAGTACAGGCATTTGTAGAACTCTCTGACTGGTACGGGAACTCAAGCATAGCGACCTTGCGAGTTTACCCGAATATTGTAATTACAATTTAGTACTTTACAAATAATTGTAATATGGTACAATAAAATAACATTTGGAGCTTAATAGCGCCAACCGTATAAACGGAGGCTATTTGTCTCCGTTTATTTATTTAACCCTGGAGGTAATTAGTAAAACATGAGCGAAGAAACGAATGTCCCTGCACAGCCGGAAGGAGCTACTGTAGATAATACAACTAGCTCTACATCATCCTCTGCGCAGCAGACCACCGTGCCCGTGAACAACGAAGGCGTCACGGATTGGAAAAAACGCTACGATGGGCAACAGATCGCCCTTCAGAAGCTCTCACTAGAAAAACAGGATCTACAGAAACAGCTTGACGCAAAGATCTCGGAAGCCGAGCAGCTTGGCGCACAACTGTCGCTGAAAGATACTGAGAAGACAGTGGCCGTCGGAGAGCGCGATAAGCAACTACAAGAAGCACTGGGAAAGATCCAGATGCTCGAGACCGAAAACAACGAACTGAAGGCACTTGCCTTGAAAGTTCAGATCGCTCGAGAGCTGAAGAAACCGGAGCTGATCGAGATCGCAGAAGCGTTTCCTAACCTGACAGACAAAGATATGCTAACCCAGGTAATGAAAGACATTGCCGGGTTCTCTGACAATCAGGTCAAAGCACGAGAAAGTCAGCTGCTGGCAGGAACCTTACCAACAATCGTACAAGGAGACGCATCCCCAGCCATGCCTGCAACAGAACAGGAGTGGATGGATCGCATCAATTCGTTCGATTTTGGAACTCCCGAAAGACAAAAAGCCCTGGATCAATACGGTGACTTCTTAAATAATAAGTATCAAACTTAATTTAAGGAGTAACAATGCCTAACGAGTATACAACCGGAATGCTTTGGTCGTCCACTCTTCCGAGCTGGCAGCGCGACTATTACGCTATGCTGCTTCTGGAGACCCTGCGCACCAAATCTATCCTGGTTCCCTACACTGTAACAAAAACCGACTATGCAGCGGCCAATTCAGGCACCATTATCTATACCGAAGTCTTTGACACCGAACCCGACTGGTCACCCCTGTCGGAGAGCGGTATCTGGCTGAGTGGTGCCCACCTTGACAGCCGCACTGTCAGCATCGCACTGGAAATCCACGGCGATATCCTGAAATTCTCGGACTACAACGAAGTAGTCCAATACGTCAACAAAGGCGATATGCGCGGTTTGGTACGCGACAAGATCGGCCAGAACCAGAAGGACTATTTGGACATCCTGGCTCGCAACGCGTTCCTGCAGCACCCGTACATCAGCCGCTTTGTGAACGACGTCCTCGGCACCGGCTCCGGCTACGCCCGAACCGATCTGGACAGTCTGGATCTGTTCGACCCTGACATCGTTGAGACCATCCGTGTACACCTGGAAGAGAACGAAATCCCCGGTGTTGTGGCTGTTGACGACAGCGACATCCCCACCATTGTGTGCGTAACCACGCCCCGTGTGATCAAAGACATCCGCACCGGCAACGCCTCGAAATGGCTAGAAGTCATCGAGTACGCCGGCTCTGGACGCAAGTTCACTGGCGAGGTCGGTATGTGGGGCGGTGTGCGTTTCGTGCGCACAAACCGCTTACGACTGCGCAACCATGGTGCAGTGACAACCCAGACAACCCTGAACGGTGCAACAGTTGCCGGTCAAGGTTCTGCCGCCACCGTAGACACCGTCTACACCCCCGGCCAGTCAACCTCAACCCGCTACGTGACCGTGACAGACGAAACTGGTTTCGCAGTTGGTCAATATGTGACCATTCACGGAACCGGCAACGGCTCTGGGAACCCCCCGCTGGAAAGCGACGGTACGCAAGAGACACGCCGCATCGTGTCCATCGACGCTGGCAACAACCGCCTGGCATTCGATAAGCCACTGTTGAAGCCCCATAGTGACGCAGACTATGTCACCAATGGTGTCGATGTCCATAGCTCCATCTTCATGGGTGGGCCTGGCGTGGTCTTTGGTATTGGCGAAGCACCGAACGTGATCGTTCCCCCGAAATACGATGACCTGTTGATGGTCAATCGCTATGGATGGCGTGGCTTCCTGAAAATGCAACTCTTCCGCCCCGAGTACTTCGAGGTTGTAGAGAGCGCTGGTTCTACGGACTAAAGATGAGCACCTGGGGCGAACTTTTAGCTGATATTAGAGCTGACCTGAAGGACACCTCCACCACACAGAGGTGGCCCGATACGTCCCTCTACGTCTGGACAAAAGACGCTATACGCGACTATTCGGTACATTTTCCGATGAGCAAATCAGCAGCCGTGACAGTAAGCGATGGAAAGTATGCCCTCCCGGCAGACTGTGACCATGTCTTATACGTCACATGCCCAGACGACAACTATCTTGAGCAAAGAGATACACGCCCTGGTGTAGAGTATCTGGCCGTATTCAAACCTACACTTTACCACATACGAGAGGGGTTCCTATATCTGAATGGGAGCCCCTCCACTGGTGAAGTCGTGACGGTTTTCTACGAGGCAAAGCATCCGGTTCCGACATCGGAACTTGACACAACATTTGACCTAACCATCCCTGAAGGAGACGAAGAGCTCCTCAGGCTTTACGTGAAAGCAAAGGCAACAGAGCAAATTAGGACAGCAACATCCAATCTGGATCGCTTCAGCCCTGGCTCAGGAAGGAGAGATGACAATCCTCTGGAGCCGGAAACTAACAATCTTATGATCGAGTACTATCGCAAAGTTGCGCAACGTTTTCCCGGTGGTGTTATTAGGCTATACAGACCTGGTGGGAGATACAGATAATGTTCCCTAGCACATCTTATCTGGATCTCCAGTCAATCCACGCATCAATAATAGATCGGGTTCAGGAGGCTCTAGACGAGGCCCTGATAAACAATCTGTACACTGGCGATCCAGCGAGAGCTGGGGTCGTCAAACAGGGGTCATTGCAGGGCGACCCCGACCCTGACGTTGCAAGGATAAGCGTCAATGTCTACGAGAATGATCCCGACAGGTTCTTTGGCTCAGATAACACCTCCGCGTTCGGTAATACCGAATGGGAAGACGAAGTCGATCACATCGAGATTGGCGGCGCCATCACATGGAAGCGCCGTTTCACTGTCAAGTCCAGATGCCTATTGGTTAATTCGCAAGAGGCAACAGAAAATGCCCAAAAAGTGGCACGCGCTGTAAGAACACGGATAGAAGAAACCATATTAGGCGTAGACTGGACAGGTATCGAGACAGATGACGAGTACGTCTCCAGAGGAGCCTTTGCAGAAACGATGAAGGGTGAAATGGTGCAAGCCGGAGGCCCACCAGATAGCTACGACTTCTACATCAAAGTCCGCTTTGAGGTATTAACTACGAGGAGTATTACACTATGACCGCTTCTGAACGATCATATATAGGTTTTGCCAAGCAAACTGCTAAAGGCACTATAAACAGCACGGACGCCGACTTCACTTACCTTCTAATTCTAGAAGGCGGGGTTGGCCCCAATAACCAGGTGCTTCCACTCGACCAAGAGATCGGTGGCGGCGCTCTGCCGAGAGACGTTGTCAGGACTGGTGTTGTCACAACGGGTGCGATGAACTTCATCCCGCGCCCCTCCAGCATCGCCGCACTACTGACCGGCGCCATCGGACACTGTATCAGGTACAGGCCCATCCTATACCCACACAATCACGCACAATACGGATCAGTTCTCCGTACCCTATTACACCTGGCGTTCACAACCAGGTGGGCTATGGGGCGAGACATTCCAGGACGTGCGTGTGCAGAGCCTATCACTTGCGTTCCGAGCAGGCGACTACCTGCGTGGTCAGGTCTCGTTGCTGGGTGGCACACCCACCCCCAATGTAACCACAACCACCTGGACACCAGCAACGTACGTTGACGGTGGCCCACAGTTCATCGCAACCGAACAGCAAGTACAGGTTCCAACCGCCACAAATATCAAAGTGTTGCGCGGTTCCTTCACGGCAGTCAACCAGATCCCTCTGGATGAGCAATGGATCGTCGGTTCTTACGCACCTGACGACTTTGAGATCAACCAGAAAGCATACACCATCAACCTGGTATGCAAGATCGCGGACGCCACCCTATACAACAAAATGCTTTACGATCCCGCGAACGGCAGCGCATGGGTCGCAGACCTCTTCCGCGAGGCTGATATTCTGCTAAAGTTCGAAAGTCCGAAAGAAGCCGACACTGGCATTCCGTTCAGTATCGATATCAACGGAAATGGAAACTCAGGAGCCACAGCTAACATCGTGTGGTCTGCAGAGCCTATTGCACTGCGCGCCGGACGCCAGGTTTTACTGGCCGTCACGGGTGTTGTACTCGCAAGCTCCACAGAGCCACTGTCAGTTGTAGTTGTAAACACTGATAGCTCTGCTAACTAATATAAATAAGGAGGCTTCAGAATGGCCGAAATAAACTGGGGCAAATACGCCCTAATAAGTGAGACAAAACATAACTTCAAGGAAGAGCCCGAATGGTGGTGGGCAATTAAGCCTGTCACGTCCGGGATGGAAATTGAGTATGCAAAATTTCTCAATGCATCGGAAAACCTGATCGGGATAGAGATAGCCCATCGCCAGATCGCCTTAACATTTGGCAGGACAAACATCCCAAGAGGAGACAAACCAGATGAGCCCATATTGAAGGAAGGCGCCACCGTGGATCAGGTAGAAACCATGCTCAACGCGATGCCGCCCGATATGGTCATGGAGATCTGGAATGCAGTTGGAGATGCATATCCATTCTGGGGCCCAGCGAAAAGGATCGAGCAAAGCCTCTCAGAGGATGAGCTTGAGGAGATCCGCAAAGAAGAGGAAGGTAAAGAAGTCCCAAATTTAGGGGAAGAGCAGTAGAGCTAGTCCTGTCAAAGATGGAGAGCGAGATAAAAGACGCTCTTCTCGAAGGGACAGTATCAGACAGACTGCTGCTCATGTACATCGACTTTGCGGCAACGAACGTTAATGAGCAAAGACATCTGACAAACGATCCTCTCAACGAGCCCAGGCTCTGGAGAAAATACTTCCAAAGATGGGTTCGCGAGGGACTACTCGAAGGAGAGAAGATCGATCAGATCGAACGCAAACTAATGCAAGATAGCAAGCAGGTGGGGTGACGCCTCCCACCCTACCTGCTTGAAATAAGGTACACTATGGCTAGGGATCCGCTTGTAGACGATATCATTGCAGGTTTCCGCGACTATTCCAAAGGCGGAATTTATCTGCCTGAACAACTCCAAAACGAAGTCGCCAGAGTTCTAGGGGAGCTTTATCAGGAACACTATGAAGCCTCAGCTATCACGGATGCAGAAGGCAAAACTGAAAGCATATACTCCTGGCTAAAAAGCTCACGCGGTCTTTCCGCCGTATCTGAAATCGCAGGAACCGACGTAACCGGGATGTTAAAGCAACTTCCCGGACTTAACGTTTCCAGCGATCCAGGCAACGTGCCAAACTGGATAGCTAGATCGGTCGGTGTACCAAAGAGCGGAAGACTAGAAGATAGTCCATTCTACAATCCATCAGTAGGGACATTTGAATATCAGGGGCAACAAAGAATTCCAATACCACAAGAGATCAGAGCTGGATACTGGAACAAAACCAGGCAAGGACTGCTATCGTTCCAAAATGCTCAGACTGGATCAGACCTCACCCGGCTTCTGCTAGAAAGCTCGCGTGGAATTATCGCGCAATCCGCAGCATTCGGGGTACGCGAGAGAGGGCTTGATCCGACAGAAGCCCTGACAAGGTCATCCCTTAACCTATCATACAGGATGGCAACCTTCTCACCGACATACCAGCAGGGCACCCAGACAAAACAAAGTTCATGGCCAATGTGGGCAGCATTTGGTGGCCGCCAAACAAACACAGACATGATCCAGGAAGCCACCGAGAGGAAAAGGCTCAACATTGTAAGCCTTGATGCACTCGGTGGAGAAGGAACATACTATGCTGGCCAGAACATCCAGGTCGAACAGCTCTCATACATAGACAGACAAACCAACAAATGGGTTTTCCCATCCCTGCTGACAACAACGGGAAGACTGCACACACAGGGCGGAACACAGTTTGCGAACGTCGTATTCGATCCATTCGGACAGGGCAAAAAGGGATACAAGCCGCTCGAGCTGAGTGCAAGAGACGTCCGCAGCATCGGCTACTATGTCAGCCATGGCAACGTTGATGTTTTCGCAAGGGAAGGACGCGCTCCCGGCAGAACAAGCAACCTTGATAAAGTCCTCCAATACATGCAAGCGGAAATCCCAGAATGGACAGAGCGCCGGCACGCACTGACAGACGAAGCTGAAAGCGAGATAGAATTCAACTATCGGGGTGGTGGCGGCAGGGGGGACTTCACACAAGAAGAAGCCAACATAGCGTATCTCCAGAGAAGGCTCGACGAGCGCAATGCAAGAGTACGCCGTGAAGGTATCACGACATGGGAAGACCCGCAAGGAAACCCTATCACTGGCGACATCCTCAATGCACCAGACCCAAGAGCCAGGACAACCTTTGTCACCACCGGTGGACGAGAAATCTACGAAGACCCATTTGGGGATACTGGATATGATGCTTCTCTGCGCGTAAACTATGGATACAAGCAAAAAGGTGGACGCTGGATAGCCAGGTGGGGTGCCGGGAAGGGCCCGGCCAATCCAATGGAAGCATTTGAACAAGGAAAAGTTACCCACGGATTGGTTTTCAGATCACAGGACAGAGACCTGATCAGAAGCCTGGAAAAAGGCGAAGAGCTGACGTTAAGGGGACACGACCTGGCAATAACAGGGACAGTCAGCGGGAGAGCAGTATTCGGAGAAGACATCAGCGATGAGAGGCTTGAAAAAATCTCCAAAGCAACCGGGATAGCACCAGGTTATATAAGAGAACAACTCAAGAGATCAGGTGAAGGCATCGCATATAGATTTAACCCAGAACTCGTTGAGCCAATCGACGAGGATGTGATGAACATGACGCCTGCAGAATATGCTGAGTTCAGCAGGCAGAAGAAACTTGAGGCAGCAGAGGCACTCGCATCAGCATCTGACACTCCCGGCTCAATTGCGGCGAAAAACATCCTGGCCAGCCGAGAGGGCAAACCAGGACAATTTAGAGACGAATATGAACAGATAGATCCACAGATGGCCGCCATGGAAAGAGCCATGTACGCAAAACTCAGGCCTGGTGTACCGGTACAGGGATCCAGAGGAATTCCGAACATGCCAAGCGAACCACCATTCGAACCGACAGAAGCCGACATGGCATGGCTCCGAGAACAAGAAGCGGCAGGAGCGGCGCCAACTCACGTTGATCCAAGAAGATTGTATAAAAGACCAAGCGAACTTCTATACAAACACACAAAGGGCATCGCGAAATACGCACCAACAGAAGCCACACAACCACCACTTCCCGGCATGAATGTTCCGGCATCGGAAGCAATATCAAGGAACCCATTATCATACGAGAGCTGGGTATCCGGAGAGGCCTCAAGAGTTCTTTACAAGGGAGAACGACTGCGAGACGTTGTTGGCAACCTGAGCAAACCAGACCAGTCCAACATAGTAAGTTTTATCAGATCGCAGAGACATGCTGATAGGGTAAACGAAGCGCTTGATGCAGCGTACAGAGCAGATAGAATTGAAGCAGCAGGCGGCGATCCTGGAAGGGTAACACCAAGAAGGAGCGAAGCCGACGTATCCCGCGCAATGAGGGACTATGCAGACACACCTCTAGCCGGAACCGGCGATGCAGGAAACCAGCCACCACAAGAACCACCCACTCCGCCAGCACCACCCGCCCCACCACCGGATGACGAAGGTAGACGCAGAAGCAATCCGCCAGAACTAGGCGATACAAGCGGATCGTTCATATACAATGGACAGGAGTGGATAAACCAGGAAGCCGAACCAGAAGAAGTGGAGCGTATAAAAACTCTGATGCGGCGCAGGAGATCGGGGGTGACATTCCAGGAGCTCGCAAACGAAGCACCCCAGCCATCGCAGTATGCAGAGAGCATGGTTCCCAGCCAGGCAGAGGGCGGGAGATCGTGGCAGTCCATAACAGATGAACAGTTCAGGAAATTTGTCGCCACTGGTGCATCAAGAGCAGACCCAACATGGTTAGCCGGAAAGTACCAGGACAAACCTCCACACTCACTGCTCGGTACACCACATGTTGCCAAGAAAGACGAACTGGGAGGGATAGAGGAACTAGAATTCGTCGAGCCAAACTCGATAGTAAGAGGACGGCACCAGTTCACGGAAAGAGAGGACTACTGGGGCAGGCGTTTCAAGATCTTGAGCCCAGAGCAGGAAGGCCTGACAACAAAGACAAGCTCAGCAGTCATAGGACAGGCCTATCACTTATTCCAGTCAAGCCTTGGTTCCGCCTTGATGGGTGCAGACACCTCACAGGGTGGACAGAACGCAATAGCAAACCTGCGTGCCTCGATAGACAAGTATGCCAATGACTATGTAAAACAAATGATCAAGGACGCCGGCACAGACCCAGAGGCGATCCGCCAGGCATCTGAAACCGGCGACAAGATCAAGACCCTTGTAAGGGAATTCACTGACGAAACTCTCGATCAAGCAGTGAGAGAGGGCAAAAGCGAAAAATTCGGAGATCTGGACTGGCGTGGCATACAGTCCACAAGACTGTATAAAGGATCAGATATCCGCCGCCTGGCACAAGCTTATCCAGAATTCGGTGACTGGGTAGAAGAACAGGGCGGTGTCTCAGCAGTCCTCAAAGGAAGACCACAAACATTCACCACGTTAAAAGGTAGAAACCTGACTGTTGGAATGGGTGGATGGGATGACACCGGTGGAGACTTTGGCGGGCCAGGCGGTGGTGGGCCACCTGGACGCGGGCCAACCGGAAGAGGAGGTCTTTGGGGCGGCAGAATGGGCTCGCTGCTCTATGGTGCATACGTAGGTAAACGCCTGTGGAGCTGGACAGCAGGAGCATCCATACAAGAGGCCGAAGCATACGGACAATACGTGTCGTCAATGGCACCATCCATTGGTGGTATTGCCGCCATGCAACCAACCGGTTACGAGGCAAGACAACAACTCGGCAGAATGTGGATGGCAGAAGGGGCGTACGAGCAATTCGGTGGCTTCTCAACAGGTCTATACTCCCTTAGCGGTGGGAGCACATTCGTACCGAGAACAGCTGCAGGCTTAAAACTCGCTGGTGGTCTTGCAGCTGGTGGATACACGACTGCTGTTGGTGCCAGCGTAATGGCACAAATGGGAGGCGGTGGTGCCACAATGGCAGCAGGAGGAGCTGCCGCTGGCGCAGGAATGATAGCACTTGGCGCCGGAGCCGTAGCATCCCTGGCAGGGATGGAAGTGTACAACGCATTTTTCAAGCCAGAAGGCATGCAGAACATGACCTTTGGCAACATTTTCCAGAACTTCCTCACAGAGTACCAGTACAATCTCGCCAAGACTAAATACGGTATCGAGAACCCACTCGAGGCCATAAAAAGCAAGCTCCCCGTTTTTGGAACACAAGCAGCCGCGAAACAACTCATGGAACAGGACTATCTAAGCCGTGAAGCTTACTATAGTTTTGTAGCCGCCAGAGCGCCTATTAACCAGGAGTTAGAACAGTTAAAGGAAACAACATCAATCGTTTCCGCTATCACGGGATCGAAGCCAGAAGAGATCCAGCCATTTGTAAGGAACATTTCTCGCATCACGGGTGGAATGGATCAGCCTATGTTCGAGCAAATGGCAATGGCAGCCCAGGGAATGGGGATGACATTTGGGGAATATTCCCAGATGTTCGCATCCACAATATCCACCATGGGGATAAGATCCGGAACCGATCAAGCAAGATATGTGGCACAGCAATTCGCCGGATTTCAGGGCTTCGAGGAAGCAGAGGCATTCGCCGCCAAGCAATCGGTATATGCAAGATATGGTGCAATGCTATCGCCATATTCCTCAAGCTCAGCAGAAGCAACAAGACTGGCAAGAACCTATGGTATAGAAACCATGGCCCAGGCTCAAGGGCTCACATCCTTAGCCGCCGTAGCGAACATGTATGGTATGGATCTAGCTGAAGTTGTATCCACCTCAACAATGCATGAACGCGATGGAAGAACTGTAACAGCAAGGCGTACAGTTGGTGACGAACTTGCTGAAATGTCAGCAAGGCTTGGGCCAGTAAGATCTATGGTTGCTGGACAAGCTGCCGACTTTCTAACTGGATACGGCGTTCCGATACAGGAAGCTCTTGGGTTTGTGGAGCAATACGGAGTTCAAGACAGGCGCCAGTGGGGACGTGCACAAACCATGATCCAGATGGCAGGCCAATATACAAATGACCTGTCACAAGAGGCTATGGGCAGGCTTGCCGAAGCCGGCATGAAACTCACGGAGTATCAGACCGGACAAATAGGAAGTATATTACAGAGAGTTGCTCCAGGAACATCTGGGGATAACCTAGCACAGCTCGCGGAGATACTAGCATCATCCGGAATGTCCAATGCGGACATGTTCCGCCTGAACAATATGATGTCAGGCGACATCAAGGCCTGGTCATACGATGCATTCCAACGTGGCACTTACCAGGGTCGCTTTACAGACATGGCAGGTCGCCCCATCTACATGTCATCCCTGAACGACTTTATGCAGATGAGCAACGCCCAGTTCAACGCCGGCAACCCGTACGCAAGAGCAGGGTACGACACATACGGCTTCCTGGGCATGCAGAGTGTCGGAGACACACAGGCAGCACAGGCCTGGATGGAAGGCGGACAACTGGGCCGTGAAATGTTGCACCGCCAGCGCATGAGGGGCTACGATGTCATGCGCATGGATCTAGCCCAGGAACAGCTCACTTCCGATATCGGATACACCCAGCAGATGTGGGGTCTCCAGGATCAGCAAAGAGCCCTATCGCACCAGTCACAACTCGCGAGCTTTGGAGCCGCATGGAGACGGCTTGATGTGAACCAGGCCTACGGACTGGCACAAGAAGACTTGTCCTTCCGCCAGATGATGGCCCGCCACCAATACGGAGACATCACAGCCGGTATCAACCTGCGCAGACTTGACCTGCGGGAATACTTCGGCGAGAGACAAGCCGATCTATCACGGCAAGGTTTTGAGAGCCGTCAGGCATGGCAAATGTACAGTATGCAGTTCGGCAGGGAAAATGCCCTGCTGCAACGCCAATGGACACAGGCCGACTGGCAATACTCCGACCAGATGCGCGGTCTCCAGTTTGGCTGGGGCATGGAGGATATCAACGAGCAGATCAGGCGTTCAACCGGATACCAGAGACGCCAGCTGATCAAGCAACGCGAGCGCATGGTGCTCACACAGAACCTTGAAGAAGGCCACATCGACGAACAGCGCGAGCGCCAGGAAGAGATGTGGGCCCGCGAGGATGAGCACTACGAGAAACTGAAGACATATACCGAGCAGCAGATGGCGCTCGAGAAAGAACAGTTCGAGCTCAACGAAGACCAGCGCAAACAGTTAATGGAGCTTGACCGCGAGGCATTCGAGGCGCAAGAGAAATATCGCCAGGAAATGCAGGCGTTCGAGAAGGAACAGTTCGAACTGAGCAAGCAACAGCGCCAAGCACTTTACGAGCTAGAACGCGAAGAACTTGCCCGCAGGCAAGAAGAGTACATGCGCCAGTATGCCCTGCAGGAGCAGATCATCAACCTGCAACGCCAGCACCAGCAGGAACAATGGGACTTCCAGCAGCGTTCGCTCGACATCAACCGCATGATCGCAGACGAGAACTGGAAATACCAAATGGAACTGGCAAACGTTTCTAATTTGTACAGTGCAATTGTAGGCCACTTCCAGATGATGTCTGCTTACGATCCAACATTCCAGCTCAGCCAACTGGTGGGCTTTATCCAGCAGATCAACAGCCTTGATCCATACAGGTTAATGCTGCTCAGCAACATAATGGCGACAATGAGATGAACGACTATATACAGCTAAATTCGAAATACTATCCAACATCGGCAAAAGCGTGGGAACCGTCCATCCAGAAACCGAGCACGTTCCGCCTGCTTCTCAATGGGAACACCGATACCACCTACGGCGCCGCCAACCTGGCAATGTGGGAAGGGGAGATCGTGGTGAAACAGGGCGAAAGCCGCACCAACTACGGGACACCATCCGACCTGGAAAGCGCGCTTAACACAAAAGGCAACATAACATTTGTCGACCATTACGGAACTTCATACAACGTCGCAGTCCAAAGCTGGCGCAGGAGATCGCTAAGTCCAAAATGGGACGGCTCAACAAACCGCCACCATTACATAGTACAGCTAAAAGGTAAATCGGCATGAGAAGTGTAGACGCGGCAGTCATGTCAAATCGCGATAGCGACAGGCAGGTTGATGGTTACATCACGGTATACAAAGATCGCCTGACGTGGACAGAGATGTCCCAGAGAACCATAGACAGTTCGATCAGCGCCAACATATACTCCATGGACGCATGCGAATACAATGGAGGGATTTTACGCGTCGCATCCGTAGGCGCGTCCTACTCAACCCAGTATCTATACGTGCAATATATTGCAAACCCAACATCGACACCATGGCCAAGCTGGGTGAGCGCAAACATCCATCTAGCTTACTACACAAGGCCGGGAGTGAGAGGGAATAGAATTTGGTTCCTAGAATATGGTGCATCAGAGCCAACACTGAAATACGGTGACTGGAACACAGGCACTGGATCCATGGGCACAACCGTATCATTTGATGACGTGAACATGACCTGGCCACTCACAAATGACACTCCGTGCGCACTCGCACCAGTCAACACCCAGGAAGCTTACATGATGAGGCAGGCGGCCTCTTCAGACAGTTTCAAATACGGCAACATCGCCTACCTGAAATACAACTCCAGCTCAACGGACTACACATACAGACTGGCTGCAATGCGCGTCTACGGCGAGAACACTATCCGCCACTTTGATGCCGAACGCATCACAATTGGATCAAAAGCCATGGACTATGTGTTGTACACAGACGAGAACGAGAAGAGAACCTGGATCATCTCCGCAGACGAAGGTTACGCCTACTCAAATCCTAAACCGGTTGTCCCGCTGGATGTTGTGGATGATACAACATTATTCACCGCCACAGCACTCGCAACCACTTCCCATCACGGCGAAACAAAACTGGTCGCCACCGGGATCTACAAGCGCACAAATGGCATGGCCATGCAAGCCTACATGCTGGGCAGTGTCAACGGCTCCACAGCCGGCTTCCTACCATACCCTTCCGGTGTCGGATGGTCAATAGGAAGAGACCTTTATGTTGGAACCACAGGCGTAGAGGATTTCTTGCTCAGCGGATCAAACTGCCCAGCACTTGGCGGAAAGATGATGATCTCTGGGAGTTATGTATATTATATAGGGCCAGGTGTAGCATATCAGGCAACCAGAACGGCACTTGTTGGCGGAACATCACCTTCAACCACCATGTCTGTAAATAACGCCAGTGTCGTCCTAGACGGGAGCGGCATGGGGCACGCTGTATTTGATATCCCATCGGACGCCACGCTAACAAATGTAATTGGTGGATCCAGAGTGGTATTCTTCGCTGGATACAACTCCAACTATGCACGCATGGGGACATACGAAGTAGACAACATCGCCACCCAGTACGGAAACGGGAAACTTGTATCAATCGTGTGCAGACCGGTAGCAATCAAGCGCCTCCAGCAGTGGAGATGTGATGCGTCATTCGACTATTGGTCTCAAGCAAAGCAGCACACAGATGCACCCTCTCTCACGGAGTTGGTCGTCGCCCAGGGAGAATTTGATGTGGACGGCAGCGGCCATCTTAAAAACGTGAACTTAAACGAACGTGGTATCAAGTACGCAGTTGCCAAGGAAGCGCGCGGATACCACGCAGAAGCAAAATACTACTACCCAACTGACGCAAACCTGCTTCCGGAAGTAGGCGTTATCCTGAACTTCCACATGGAAACACGCTACGAAGCATCGGAGAGGCTCGGTATAGAGCCAAAGAACGTAGCCGCCAACCAATACGGCTACTACGGCATCATCGTCGCATGGAGCCCCGTAGCACATGGCGGAAACCCTGGTATTGGGATCTGGTTTGCATACCAGGGCGATGACACCTGGCAACAGTTAACATCATTCTCTCTTTCTGTCCCGGCAGACACATGGTTCTGGATCGGCGGAGCATACGAAGAAGGACAGATAAGAGCCTATTACAGGCTGCACAGCAGCAACACCTGGACAACTGTGGGCACAGCCGCATTCGCTTATGCAAGCGGCAGCAACCACTACATGCCGCATTACAAATACAACACGGGCAGAGCCGGCTTAATTATGAAGAGCCACGACAACACGCTCTCAACCAGCAACAGGGTCATCTGCGATACCGTGAACATCTACTCGACTGAGCCAGAGTGGTCATTCTCTGCAATGGCAGCAGAACTGGCAATGAAAGCTGGAATTGTGACTGCAACCCCGGAGACAGTATACGATGGGACATCCACAATAAGCTGGTCACACTCAGGATGGAACCTAACCAGTAACTCCACCCAAAAACTCAAGGACGGAGCCGGGATACTACACTTCAGAATTACATCTGGGACTGAGATTGGTGTAGCTGGGCTCACATCCGGTGGATCTCTAGGTGGGAGTGTGAACGGTGGGATCGTCTCAGTAACATATAGCAAAGTAAGATACTACACTGTCACAAGCGGCTCAGCAAGCCAAACGTTCGAGTACAACCTGGAAGACTGGCAAGGCGCCAAGGGATGGGTATCCGTGTCATGGCAGGAAGACTTTGTCACACTCTACGTCAATGGCAGGTACGCTGGATCGTTCTTTACAGGGATAAAGCCATTAAGCCTGCAATATGTTTCAAACGGGAGCGCAACATTCTATCCATACTGGGAAGAGATCGATTTGAGGGTTGACAACTACATATTTGACATGGGCCAAACTGGAGAACAGCTCCTGCGCAACCTCATTCGCCAGAAGAGAATTTTCTTCCAGGACACAAATTACGGCAACTTAAAGTATTTCAGAAACAAGACCGAAATTAACAACGGATCTCCAGACAGCATGTCCGTGAGTGCTGCAATAAGTGATATGGACAGCAATAGGATAACCAGGGTTCGCCTTGAGGGTGCAGAATTCTCAGAAGCATTTGACGAAACCGTGATGAACAACTATGGCAATATCTTCTCACTCGCCAATGCTGAAGAGCTGAACACACAGGAAGAGTTTGACAGCGAAGTCCAGCTGATACTCGACGACTTTGTGAGAGCCAGCGAGCAGACCACCCTCGTCGCCGCCGCGGATCCAAGGATAGAACCAAACGACATCTACGAAGCACGCGTATATTACGATGCAACTAACTACGAGTTCAGGCACCTGCATGTAAAGCAGATCGAGTTCAGACTTAACATCACAGAAAACTCGGCTGCATTTGATATGAACGTCATCGCGGAGAGCGGATCATGAACAACCCAGTAGAGCTGACAAAACTTCTACAAAGGATAGCAGAAGGCATGCGGGACACAAAACCAAAGCTCGCCACCGCATTATCCGTAGAAGGGACAACCGCCGCCATCCAGTTAAAAGGATCTCCCTCTGTCTTACATGGGGTTAAGGTACTTGGCAATCCGGACGGCATCCGCAATGGCGACGAGGTCGCACTCGTATGGGATACCGACAAAGACGGCTACCCAGTTCCCTCCGTGATCGCCCCGAATTCCAGCTGGGCGACCGCTTCCGATGCCGGAACCTCAGACCACGGGGAACTGACAGGCCTATCGGACGATGACCACCCACAATATGCCGCCCTAGCACAAGCCGAGAGCATCACAGCTCAATGGCAATTCGCACCGGACGCCGCCCAGGCACCTTTTACACTCAACGCGAACGCACAGGGACAGCTGGTAACAGGACTTAACGCGGACAAACTTGATGGATACGAGGCTTCCGAGCTGCTGGCAGGAGGTGGCGGTGCACCGACAGATGCACAATACCTGGCCCTAAATCTTGACGATGACCTCACGGCAGAGAGAGTTCTTACACCTGGAGACGGGATCTCCGGGACGGACGGCGGAGCAAACAGCACATACACGCTTGCGGTAGACCTCGCCACTACATCAGGCCTCTCATTCGCAACAGGCGAACTGCAAGTTGACGATAGCTTGGCAGGCAATGGGCTCAGCATCACCAACAAGGTTATGGCCGTGAACGTTGGGTCACCAAGCGGGCTCACAATATCTGGAGACGCCCTGGTACTGGATGACAATATCGCCGGGAATGGACTGTCAATAACGAATAAGGTATTGGCAGTTGGGTCAGGAAATGGCATCACTGTCAACGCCAACACTGTAGACCTGACAACGCCAGGCACACTGACAGTATCTACATCGAACTCATCGTCCGGAAACCACACACACGCGATAACATCATCCTCAAGCCCAGGCGCCGCCACATCCATATTAAAGTCCGACACAAATGGATACCTGCAGCTTGTCAGGCTGGGGCTTGGCACAACGCCATCATACCCATTACACGTATCAGGCAATGCATACCTGGCTGGTGTTGTTAATGATACCTTCACCCTAAACCAGGACGACACCAACACAACCATAAAACTGATCTTCGGGCATCCATCTGACGATGGTGAATTGTGGTGGACGGGTTCAACGTTCCAATTCAAAGACCCAGTCGCATTTGAAGGGAGCCTCTCATTCGGCCACATCCTCCCGGCAGCCAACGACACCTATGACATCGGCTCCTCCACCCTAATTTGGAGAAAGGCATATATCTCCGAGATGGAAGCAGTCCTGTTCTCGCAAAACTCAGTCAACGTACAGGGCGGATGGTTGATGATCCCGCACTCAACCGGTACACTTGGCGCAGATGTCACCGCTGTCGCCACCAGAATTGACTTCGGAGACAATGCTGGCTCAATTTCCGCCAACGACTTTATCTTGTTGAGAGCAAGCAACAAAGTGGAGTACGTCAGAGCCACTTCACTTTACTCCGGATCACAATGGAACGTTACAAGAAACTTGGACGGTTCCGGCGCAGATACCTGGCCATCAGGACATGTATGGGTAAATCTCGGCTACAACGGAGATGGACGCATAGAACTGAACGCGCAGAGCGGCGGGCCCAAAATACAGGTTCTCACCCAGGGCACATCCTACAACCAGCAAACAGAATATGTGCGCTTTGGAGACCTCACTGGCTGGCAGGCCGCGGGCTTGTCTGGCTACGGATATGCAGTAGGCAATTTCTCTGGCAATGAGTACGCATACTACTCATCCGCGAGTGGAATGGTCATCCGCGGCACAATCTATGCTGATGACGGACAACTTGCCAGCCTCACGGTTGCTGGAACCCTAACACTCGGATCAGGTGGTGTTCTTAAATCTGGAGCTACGGGATATAACTCCGGTACAGGCTTC